GGAGCTGCACCATCAGTAAGTAAAGGATCTGGAGGAAGACAAGTTACAGCACCGCCCTCAATAAATGTTGTAGGAGCAGCACCTGAAAATCAATTAGCAGTAGCACTAGGAGAACAACAAGATAAACCAGTACAGGCATTTGTAGTAGGATCAGAAGTAACAAGCCAACAGGCTTTAGATAGAAATATAGTAGATAATGCATCATTAGGATGAGAGCGATAGATTTAAGTTTATTTATATACATCTTAATTAATATAGTAATAATAACAATACACATAATATGAAAATAGTTGAATTAATTTTAGATGAAAATGACGATTTAAATGGCATAGAAGCGATTTCAATTGTAGAAAACCCTGCAATCGAAGAGGACTTTATTGCTTTAAAAGATAAAAAACCCTTACAACTTGCAGAAGTAGACAAAGAAAGAAAAATATTAATGGGTGCTTTATTAATTCCTAACAGACCTATTTACAGAATAAACGAAGAGGAAGAGTACTATATATATTTTTCACGTGATACTGTCTTAAAAGCATCGCAAAAGTACCTTAAAGCAGGTAATCAAAAGAATAGTACACTTGAGCATCAAATGAACATTCAAGGATTGACTTTAGTAGAAAGTTGGATAAAAGAAGATATGGTACACGATAAGTCTGTAAAATATGGAATGGATGTTCCTATAGGTACTTGGATGGGATCAGTCAAAGTAGATAATGACGAAGTATGGAATGATTATGTAAAAACAGGATTAGTGAAAGGCTTTAGTATTGAAGGATACTTTGCTGACAAAGCAGAATCTCCACAAGACAAAGGAATAAAAGATGAGTTAAATGAACAATTAGAAGCTGAATCATTAATTAATCAATTAAAAGACATATTAAAAGAATTTAAAGAACCTTGTTGGGATGGTTACGAAATGAAAGGATATAAAATGTTAGATGGAAAAAAAGTTCCTAATTGTGTAAAAATTAAATAATGTCAAAAGAATACAAAGGAAGAAGTTCATCTCCTAGAAATTCAAAAAGAGCGTGTTTGTGTAGAAATGGAACTTATTCAAGAGATTGTTGTGATGGTACATATTACAATCAAGGAATAGGAAGTGTTACTAAAACTAATGTGACTAGACATTATACTGTCACTAATTGTAATGGTGGGACAAAACACATACACACACACGGAATAGAATTAACAGTAAATAGTGTTTATTATCTATTTTTTAAACATAATAACCATTCCAATTGCTATACAGTAACAGCAACAAGAAACAATGGACACTTTGAAGTTTATAAAGCTACAAATTACAATAATTGTACTGCCTGTATATCAGCTAATTAGAATAAAAAATGCAAAATCAATAATTAAAAACGTAATACTTATATGAAAAATCCTATAGAAATGATAAAAACAATTAAAGATCTATTAGGTGTAGAATTAACTCAAGAAGTAAAAGCCTCAAAAGTTGTTCTCGCTCAATTAAAATTAGAAAATGGTACTCTTCTCGAGTCAGAAGATTTTAGCAAAGGAAATGAAGTCTTTATATTAACAGAAGATGAAAAAGTTTCTCTACCTATTGGCAAATATCAAATGGAAGATGGAAGAACGTTATCGATAACAGAAGAAGGTGTAATTGACTCAATAGAAGTTGAAGCAGAAGAAACTCCTGACGAAGTTGAAGATAAAGAAGAAGATATGAATGAAGAAAAATATCCAACAAAAGAAGAGTTTGACGCTCTAAAAGAAATGGTTATGGGTATGAAAGAAATGTTAGAACCTAAAAAAGAAAAAGAAGAAGATGTTGAAGAAGAGTTAAAAGCGGAATTATCAAAACCTGCTGTTGCTCCAATCAAACACAATCCTGAAAAGAAATCTAGCAAAAAAGTTCTTTATTCTCAAAAAAGAGGTACAAGCACTTTAGATATTGTAATGCAAAAGATTTTAAATAAATAATTAATAAAACAATAAAAAATGTCACAAACAACCACAACAAGTAATGATGTATTAAGAGCAAGATCAAAGCAAGAAACTTTGACAACTACTCAAGATATAAAAGCAAATCAAGCAGGTACAGAGTTTAACATAGCCACAGATGCTAAAATAATGACTTTACCTACAATTACAGCTGAAAACTTAGGAATGGAATTAACATTCAGAAACACAGGAGCAGATGGTAATAATATTATCACTTTAAGTCCTGCTTCAACAGATGCTATACACGGTGCAGTAGCTGCAGTTAATTCAGGAGGTGTAAACAACAAAGATTGGATCAACACTAAAGCAACAGCAAACAAAGGCGATTGGTGTACACTTAAAGCAGTAGCACTTACAGACTGGTATTGTACTGGTGGAGATGGTGTATGGGCAAGTGAATCATAATAATTAATAAATAAAAAATATAAAATGGCAACAACTAATAATATTACAACAACGTATGCAGGAGAGTTTGCAGGAGAGTACATCTCGGCAGCTTTACTGAGTGGTTCTACTTTAGAAAATGGTTTAATTTCAATAAAGCCAAATGTAAAATATAAAGAGGTTATTAAGAAAATTTCAACTGATGCACTTGTGAAAGATGCAAGCTGTGATTTTGACCCAACCTCGGCAATTACATTAACGGAACGAATTATTCAACCAACTGAATTGCAAGTGAATTTACAATTATGCAAAAAAGACTTTCATTCAGACTGGGAAGCTAGTCAGCAAGGGTTTTCGGCTTTTGACAGTTTGCCTCCAAAATTTAGTGATTTTTTACTTTCTCACGTAGGAGCTAAAGTAGCACAAAAAACAGAGCAAACAATTTGGAATGGAGCGGCTGCAACAGCAGGAGAATTTAATGGCTTTAAAGCACTTATGTTAGCGGATGCTGATGTAACAGATGTAGGTGGCGGAGCGGCTGTAACAGCTGCAAATGTAATTGCAAAAATTGGCTTAGTAGTTGATGCAATTGGATCAAGCCTGTACACTTCAGACGAGATGTTTATTTACGTTTCTCAGAATGTAGCAAGAGCATACGTTCGAGCATTAGGTGGATTTGCAACAAATGTAGGAGCAGCAGGTATAAATTCAGATGGTACTCAATGGTATACAGGAGGAACACTGAGCTTCGATGGAATTAAATTAGCTGTAGCAAATGGCTTAGCTGACAACACAATGGTAGCAGCAGAGAAAAGCAATTTATTCTTCGGCACAGGACTGATGGCAGATGCAAATCAAGTAAAAGTTATTGATATGGCGGACATCGATGGATCTCAGAATGTAAGAGTTGTTATGCGATATACAGCAGGTGTACAGTATGGGATTGGTTCAGACATAGTTCTTTACTCTTAATAAATAATTAACCAAGAAATAGGGTGGGTAAGCAATATGCCTATCTACCCTTTTTCATTTTAAAACAAAAAAAACTATGGCTTGCGATTTAACGTTAGGAAGAAAAGAACCCTGCAAAGACTCGGTTGGAGGTATTAAAAATATCTACTTTGTAGACTTTGGAAAACTGGGAGTAATAACTTATGAAAGTGGATTAGATACAATTGATAATTTAACTGGAACAACAATAGGTGGTTCAGCAAATTCATTAACAGCATTTAAATACGAATTAAAAGGAAACAGCAGTTTAGAGCAAACAGTAACAGCATCTAGAGAAAATGGGACTGTTTTTTATGAGCAGACATTAAATATTACTTTGAAAAAATTATCTGCAATAGATAATATTCAGTTAAAACTTTTAGCTTATGGGAGACCACACGTAGCTGTTGAGGATTATAATGGCAATGTGATGATGATGGGATTAGAAAACGGAGCGGACGTTTCTGGAGGAACTATCGTAACTGGAGCAGCAATGGGAGATTTAAGCGGATACACTCTGACGCTGTCAGGAACAGAAAAACAACCTGCTAATTTCTTTAAAATTACTCAATTACCAACAGTTGTGGATTATCCATTTACAGTTCAGGATTTCCCGGGACTAGATGGTACTATATTAATTACAGAAGGTACTAATTCATAATAGAATATTGAATTTTTAAATAAGGGGTAGCAG